CTTCCTTTAACGAATTTGTAAAACAAGCTGAATACTCAGTTTCCTTTAACCGTGTCCAATCATCCTCTAGGAATCCTATTATTTCAGGATATTCCTCAAAAAGTTCTTTCTTTTTGGGATAAAGATTGTTAAACGGATAACCACTACTCGTAGTTTTATCAAGGTCATTCACAACTTCTCCAACTGTTTTAATTCGTGCATTTCCCATATAAGGGCCAAAATGTTGTGCAGTCCATTCCCAAGCAAGGTTCATTCCTCTAACTTGGTTTTCTTCCATTGCTGGAACATCTTTTGCATATTTAGCTAAAGATTTATAGGCTGCTTCTTGATTTGGCTCAGGAAGACCCCACTCAGGACATTCAGGTATTTCATTTTCATCAAGAAATCCTTTCACATAAATGTCAGCACTGCGTGAGTTTTTGTAACGGGGATAACGATTAACTCCCATTACAACGGGAAAATAGGTATCTGGCAACCATTGTAGATACTCAGGACTCAAATACACCTCCTCTCTAAATACCGAGGCCCCATCCTTCTTCAAAAATTGAGAAGGATACCGTTCATAGAACGGCCTCTCAACTAATGTTTCTGGGAGAGGGGGCGGGATCGAAAATCCAGTCCCGTGTGTGTAAGTGGTTCGATTTCACCCTTTACATGATCAATCAACTCCTGTGTTACAGGTTCAAACCTTCCAAAAGTTTTTCCATTTCCATGGGTCCAAAAACCAACAATACGTCCATCTAAATCTAACGCAGGTGAGGAGCAATCTCCCGGGCGTGTTCTTGCATTACACCACCCTAAAGGACTAGCAAATCCCTGAATAACATCAGGAGTACTTCCTTCACCATCACCAAATCCAAAAATAGTTACTATCGAAGCAACCTCCAACGGTTTTAAGTGTTGAACTTTAAAAACCGATGGAATTCCATTAACAAGGAAATAACCAATCTCATCATTTACCATTACAAAGGTTGAGAGATCAAGTTGCAAACTATGTACATGATTGCGGGCTGTATAAAAACCTTCTAGTGATTCATCAATCACATGGGCTACAACAAATAATTTTCAGCTCACCAATGTTCCAGTACAGCAATACTCGTTCTTTTTATTAAAAATTTTAAAGATACCAGATGCTTTATCGTTTGCATTCCAACTTTGTTTGCTTAGCTTTGTTGGAGTCAACATTCGTGTTAACTCCGCTTGAAGCCGCTCATTCGATTCTTTCAGAAATTGATCCACATCTGCTTTACGAGCGCGGTAAACTCTTTTCTTACTTGCATAAATTTTTCTTTTCAAATTTGCATCATCTCGAAGAGTTG